TCTATCTGATTATTTCCAAATCTTGTAGGCATTCCTCCATCATCATGGGAAGGTCCTCTGAATATATTCAATTCTCCTAAATATGGATTGTGAGAAAGAGTTTCAATCTTACCACGTCCTACTTCTAGGTCACCACCCATAGCCATACGTGAACCATTCTCAGCAATAGGCATTAACGGTCTTTCTGTAGAAAGAGCTCTTGCACTTGGGGCTACATAATCTTCTTTTAAATGTCCACCACTTCTTAGCATATCTGCATCATGTGGAGGTTGTAAAAGATCTTTTAAATTATACTCTCCAAACTTAGTAATGGTTTGTGGTTGCCATGTATGACTGTTCCATTTATATTCATCTCCTACATCACCACCATCTCTCATGAATGCAGCATTTTGTGCTTGTAGATTTTTTGCTCCAGCAGCCCATGCAGCTCTTTGTGTATTCTGTGTTGTTTGATTTTGATAGTCTGCTAACTTATTAGCATCTTTATCACCACCTAATAGATTACCTGCAGCAGTTCCTAACATTCCACCAACAGCTCCACCAATAGGACCAAAGAATGCAGACCCTACAGCACTACCTATTCCTTTACCAATACTAGCTTGTCCTGAAGATTGGAAGAAATCACTAAATCCAAAATCAGCTTTTGGTAATTCACCACCCTCTTCATATTGTTTAGGAGAACTTTCATTTAAAGGTTCATAACCAAGATCATTATATAGATTGTTAGGAGCATAAGTGTTTTGTATCTCTGTTGGATTACCATTTATTCTAGTTCCATACTGAGCTAAAGGACTTCCTAATTGTCCAGGTTGTACTAATTGATCTTCAGGTCGTACATATCTATTCTGTTGTTTCTGAGCACGACTACCAGCAGCTTGAGCTGTTAATGCAGAGATGTCAGCTGTTTGTTCAGCACCTAGAATATTTTTCTTTTGTTCTTTCATTTGTCCAATTCCTTGTAGGATCTGAGGAGCAGCATTTAATACACCAAGTCCTGCAGCTCCAGCACTTCCAGCAAAACTTTTACCAGCACCACCCATAATTTTATCTGCACTACCAGTACCACCAATTATATTAGCAAGCTCACTACCTACACCACCTTGTTTCTGTGTAGCTGTACCAAGAGCAGTTCCAAATGATGTAAGATCAAAACCAGATTGAGCTTTCTTTAACCTCTTACCATTCTTACCAAAAGCCGCAGCTCCTATCTCACTTCCTGCATCTTGAAGAGCACTATTTGTTGCAGCTGTTTTAGCCTGTGAAGCAAATGTATTTAGTGATGAACCAATACCACTACCAGCATTACTAGCAGTAGCATTACGTTGCATAGCTGCTTCTTTCTGTTGCTCATCATATTGAGCTCTACTAACACCAGTGTTTGTAGCTTGAGCATTTGCTAATAGATCATTGAAGGCCATACCATTCTGAGCAATAGGAGGATTACCAAAATCTGTAAGCTGGTGTAATTGTGTATTCACCATCTTAGCTCCCATAGCAGCTTTCTTGAAAGCTTTACCATGAGCTTTCATGAATGCCTCCTCTGTAGGGTATTTCTTATAGAAGGCTTTTTCATCCTTAACTTTAGCAATTTTTAATATTTGGTCTTTATTCATTATTATTATTTATTATTATTTATTATTTGTTTACAATAATATACCAATTTATTTAATGGTAAATTAGATTTCATAATATTTACAATACTACAGACTAGCTGTACATTATCTTTACTATATCCTTTTGAACTATCTATTCTATCTACAGAAACATTATCAGGAATAATTCCTGTTCCTTTACCAGTTGTATAAGTCATTTCTATTCCTGAAATAGCACACTTTCCTTCTTGTTTTTTAAATAAGTTAATTAAATCATCCTTTGTTAAATTAGAATTTAATACATTAACTTTTTTATATTTATTATTCTTAACTCTATCATTTATTCCATAATATAATCTAGATATATAAAAATCAAAATTAGTATTATTTGAGTGTTCTTTTAATCTTTTTCTTGATCTTAAGTTTGAACAATCTTTACAATAGTTAGATTTAAAATTTCTACATCTATTTCTTTTATCAGGACCAAAAGCTTCCTCTTCTTTTGCTAATTTACAAGTAGCACATATTAACAAATCACAATCCCAATTATTAACTCTTTCTTTTGGTTCTCTTATATACACATTATTCATATTTATTCAACCATCCTTTAACTTTACTTAATGGTATTTCAGTCACTTTACTACCTCTAAATTTATAGTTCTTTTTAGGTTCCATATATTGTACATGTCCTGTATTTGAAATTCCCACTAATGGTTCATTAACCCCTTGCATAGTGATGTTGTTAGAACCTATCTCTGTTATCTCTCCTGGATGAGCCCATTGACCTCTGTCATCTTTTATAACAGAACCATTCTCACTGATTGTTTTAGGTTTCCAATCAAGTCCATTTTGGTAGAATTGCATCTCTCCACCATTTTGAAATGCAGGAGTGTTTTCTACAATTGTTCTAATCTTAGGATCTTTTTTAATAATATTATCTCTAATATCCACCACTCTATTTCCATAAACAGGATTTTTATTCATGTTTATTGGATGTTTACTAACATCTATTCCATAGTAAAAATTAGTATTATCTTCGCTCTTTGGTGTAATATGTCCATATCCATTCCAAGACTGAAGAACATGAGCATCACCTTTCTTAAGAAGATGTTTTTGTGCATAATTTGTTTTTTGACCAAGCATGTCCATAAACATATCAACTTGATCACCTTTATATTTTGTATTTAATGTTTCAAAGTTATCATCATATGCTCTACTTAAATGAAAAGGATTTTCTGGACCAGCCTCACTATTACCAATTCCGCTTTCCTCATAAGCCATAGCTAAGGTTGTATAAGGGTCTTTACCAAACTTTTTAGATGATCTTACTATTTTCTTAACAAGATTAGTATCAATTCCTTTTTCATATTCTAGTTTGTTTTTATCAGTGACAGGATTACCAGAAGCTTTATCAATCTTTCTAGTGTCTTTTATCTCAAGGATGGGATGTATTAATGGCGATGCTGTTGGATCAAACTGATCATTAAATTGATAGCCTGCTCCTTTGAATTTTGTAGCATCCATAAATGTACCATCCTGTGCACTAGCTTTTGTCTTCTTAGCATATTTACCATTAGAAGGAGCAGGGTTTTGTGTACGTGCGTACATCATTCCTGTTGCTCCTGGAAGATTACCACCAAATTGAAACTGTCCACTTTTTAAAGATGGATCAGGATCAGTTCCTCCAGTAGGTTCCCAGTTATTATTAAATACTAATGTAGCTCCTTCACTAGTTCTAACTTGTTTAGCACCAATTTTTTTAGCTTCAGCTGTCATAGTTTCCCAATCAGGAACTGATATCCCATACTTATTAATTTTTCTAACATCTTTAATTACTGGCCACGATTTAGCTTTTTGTATATAACCACCATCTTCAAATTGTCCACCCCATGCAGGAGAATAATTTCTACCCTTTGTGTTATATCCAAGACCTACAAAATCAGGACCTGTAGAAACTTGAGCATCATTGTAATTACCATGTTTACCATAGTTGTCTGCTTTCTTTTCTAACAGTCTACCGCCTTGTTCATATCTATCTAACCAACCACCGTTCTCTTTTTTAGGCTCATCTTTTAGTCCTTGAAACTTCTTTGTAGTGTTATCAGTCCAATAGCCATCTGTAGCTTCAAGGGCTTTGAATGCTCTTGTCACTTTACTGTGTGTAATTATATCATCACTTTTAGGAGCAGCTTTTACCATCTCATAAGCTTTCTCCATTCTTTGAGCAAAGCTACTGAATGGTTCTCCACCAGCAGGAGCAGCATTAGACTTTATCCATTGCTTTTCTTTAAAGCTTCCTTCAGGAGCACCATCGTATTCACCAATGTCCCATGTTCTAAGTAGAGGACTAGTAGTGTGTTGCATACCAGCCTCATCAGCCATAATACCTGCTGTCTGTACAGCTCTTTCTACATCACTAGATATAACAGCTTTCTTGCCCTGTTGAGCAGCTTGTTTACCTATTGCTTTTGCATATTTAATTCCTTTCTTAGTTAAGTCTGTTGGTTCTGTTCCATTCTCTTGATGATCAGCTGTTGCTGTGTCTTCTCCATGTTCATA